AAAGATAACTTCTAGTTCTATATCACCTTTTCTAATCATATGAGTAAACGGTACACTATAGGTAAATTTACCCCATTCTTCTTCTGGAAACCAATCCAACCATGTTTTCATAGTAGTAGTTTTAAGTTGTGGATTAGTATTACGAATAACTGCCCATCTAGATTTGCGAATACCTTCTGCATTAGGCGCTTGTCCTAATGCTCTGCGTAAAATTTCTATGCAACATGAGACTGACTTTCCACTTCCAACTGGCCCTCTTAGGCCACGAAAGAAAGAATCATCTTTCATAAATGTTTTAACGACTGGTCCAGGAGCTTTATAATCTAGTGATGCCATACTTGACTGCTAGTTCGTAAAGTTTCTCTACTGCTTGTGGCGACATAGCTGCAAGTATTTTATCTGCTTCCATATCAGTTACAAAGTCTTTTGGATAATGTTTCATATGCTGTGTTTTAACAACAGTTCTAACTTTATTCCACTGTGCTTTGCTGTATACATTTGGATTGACTACTTCATTCATTTTAAATCTACCTCTAGTCCAATATTACCTCGTTTTAAATTATCTTCTTGTTCAATACCACCTTTGATTCTAACGCCTGGAGTTATTTCTTTGTTAAGTTTACCGCCAAAAAAAGTTTTACCTTGTCTTTGTCCACCATATAATTCAAAGCCATCTGTTCTTCCAAAAAACTCAAAATTTAAATCAGTTAAGTTTTCACCTGTTGAATCTACAATGGTATCTGCTTTTGTTCCTATTTCAAAATCTTTGCTTTCAAAACCTATCTCACCATCTAATTTATAGATATCTTGTATTATTTCTTGAAAGGAAAGATTTCCTGTTCCAATGTTACTTGCAATACTAGTTTTTAAAAATTGTTCTTTTGTTACATTACGATGCACAAAATCTAAGCTAGTATAATCTTTAGCATACTTTGGATTTACATTATTGTTTACATTTTCTTTTTGCATTACAACCTTTTTTGGTAAATCTGGATCTGCTTCTAATTGTGCAAAAAGGTCTGTGTTTATATACTGACCACCTTTAATACCTCTAGGAGAATGATTTATTCCTCGTTTACCTTTTTCTGAGGGAACAATTAATTCATTATCACCTATCTTTATAGTTTCCATGTCAGGTCTAGTAACACCACCTAAAAAATTATGGAACTTTAACCAATATTGATTAGAAAAAATATTTGGCTCTAACTCTCCTGTATCTTCTAAAACTGGTGGTAATGCAGATTGTCTAGGCATATTTTTTCTAAATTTAAAATCTGTTGCATACATTTTATTGTCTTTGCCTTTCATCAAAGCAAGAACAAACTCAGTTGAGTTTTTTGCTTTCATTACATTAGGAAAGTTAGGAAAAATTACATCATTAAAAAAAGCATCCATACCTTCTTTTTCTGTTTTATAATTAGCAAAATATCTATTTTGAGATGCTTGTTCTCCTGTATTACCTTGACCTTCTACTACTCCTACTTCATGTGTAGCAACAAGTTTGGCAGGAGGAAAGAATTCTACTTCTCTACCATCCATTGTATTCATCATTTTTTTTGTATCTTCTATTTGTTTTTCAGTTGCAGTAATACCAAAAAAATTATTGATGCCTGATTCTTTTGTAAAGCTTGATGATTCATTCATACCTAAAGCAGTCATCCAATAAGCAAATTCTTTTTTATCTACAGCAAAATTTAAATCAGTTCTGCTTTTTAAATACTTGTGTATTTTATGCAACATGATTGCATTATTATTTTCTCTAATTTCTCTATGTCTTGAATCTCTAGAATTAAATTTAGACAAGTGTTGAATAACTAAATTTTCTGACATCACACCACCTGTTGATTGTAAACAAGTTCTTTAGCCATCTTCTCTGCTAGTTCTTGGCTATGCCCTTTGAGTAACTTAGACTCCAGGCATTGCTCGTACCTTTTTTTTAAGTCTGCCTCTTGTGCTTTCTTTTCATTCTCTAACATTGTCTTGGCTCTTAACTCTGCTTTCTCAAACTTCGTTAAAACTTTTTTCTTTGGCAATGGTTTGACACCCAATGGATTAACTTTTGGCATAACTATTCTCCTAACAGTTCCAGGCACGTAATGATTTATTAATTCTTGAATTTGGATCTCTTGCAGTTTTAGCACTGGTTAATCTTTTCTTCATACCTTTCATTCTAGCACAAAAAGATTTACGCCTCGCTGCATCTTTCTTAGTCTTTGGATTAGGCGCAGGAGGTTTTAAATTACCGCCTGTTTCTCTATTGTAACTGGCTCTGCCTTTAGCATTTAATCCGCCCTTTGGATCTTTACCAGCTTTTCTTGTCCACGCTGGTGTTGCCATTAGTATTTAATCTTTTTTGGTTTAGGTTGTTTCTTCTTCATCTTCTTCATTAGGCTCTCCTATACTGTTTAGTTTTCTCTGCAATCTTTTTAGGCTGACTACTAAACTGTTTACCTTTGGCCGTATCTTGCCTTTTCTTTGCCGTAGTCTTAGCATACTCTTTGGCTGATAGTCTGGCAATAGCCTTCTTAGGCAAGTAACGCTCTCCTGTCTCTGAACTCTTCTTACCTGACTTTGTACCCCAGTCCTGCTTAGTCCACTTCGCTAATTTGTTGTTAGATTTTTTTGCACCTGAATATGTACCACCCGCATCTTTGTAATACTTAACAGCTAACTGCATAGCTCTGGCTGAGTGTTTACCACCCATCTTAGCTTTGGCTCTAGCTTTTGCTCTTGCCCATTTGGCTGGATCTCTTTTCGTTGCAGTACTCATGCGCCTAAAGTCTTTCCTTGTTTCTCTAATTGTTTTTTTGCCATTCTTCTTTTGGTCAAACTACGTTTAAGTGATGGATACAAATCTCTAATGTTGCCACCAAACAATGTCTTTTGTGATGCGGTGCGCCTAAAGTTTCTAGCTTCTACTTTGGCTTTGGCGACATCTGCCTTACCGAACGAGGATGACTTGTAAGTCGGATCTTGTTTGATTGGCAATAAAGTGCCTCCATACGCTTTACCAGTTTTTTCTCGGTATATATCAGCCGCTTGTCTGGTTACGCCTGGATCTCTAGGTGTTGCGCCTGGTATTGTGTTTATTCTTCTCTCATAACCCACTGCGCCACTAGGCCCTTGTACTAGCCTAAAGTATTTTAAGAACGGATCTTTAGCTATCCTTTTTAAATATAATTCTTGCGGTCCCATGCTTTAACTATAACGAAAAAAAAAATTTTTTCAACAACGAGTTCTGACGAAAAATAATGCGTGGATAGTACCTCTTATATAAGGTCAAGGGCGTTTTTTAAAGGCCTCGCTTAACTGAGGTCAATGTTAACCTTAAAGTCTCCAACAATCTGATGTTGATGTTTATCTGGAGCTTTGAATCCCGCTCGGTCAAGTATATCCTTCGCTGACTCCATCTGAACATACTCTGACTTGGCGTTCTGAGCGAGGCTTAATAGCTTGTGCTGGGCCTTGAGACTGCTTATACCGAAAGACTCCTTAATCTGTTGGTACATATATTCAGCAACGTGAGGCTTCTTTAAGGTTTGATAACCTTGCACCGATGGAGTCTTTCCCTTGAATCCTGCGACCTTTGACGCCTCGCTGACAGAACACCCTGTACTAATTAGTGTGTCCACCAATGCTCGTTGTTTGCTAGTCAGCGAAGGTGTTGCCTTTGGCAAGATTGCGTTCACATTCTGTAATTTAGCCATTTGTTTTCCCTGTCAAGTATTCGGCATATCTGCCTTACGATAGTAACACCGTTGTTCTACTTGTCAAGCCACCCAGTGTAAGTCATTGATTATATTAATGCCGAATACGCACAAATGAAAACAACCGCTAAATTAAGGCGAATGTGAACTCTTTAGTCCAGGTCAAAGGCAACATAGTCAGCGCTTTGCGCTGTCATTATGACTATGAGGCGACAGCTTTGAAATTTACTCCCTCAATAATGCTTTTTGTCAAACATAAGAAGGCTACTCGTATTGATTATTCAGCTAACAGCTCAATGAGATTCTTAACCAGCTTTGAGCCGTCTAGCTTTGGCTGTCTGCCTCATAGACGTAACATTTTTTATTGCTGTTGTAAGATACTAAATCTGTCTAAGATTTGTATCCACTTTACAAAAGCGTTTAATTCACTCTATGAGATGGAAGTAGCCATCAAGTTTGTCTACGCTTTAGACAAGGCCTAGACTCTGTTCTGGTTGGTGATTACTTGATAGTACCTGTAAGGTCTCCTCATCTCTGCGAAAGGCGTTGAATTTGATGGCTTTATCTGTGTTGTTATTGTAATAACGAGCAGATTGTCCCTCATCTATCATACTACATCGTACCGCATCAGCCACTGGCTTGACTACAGCGAAGCTGAGTCAAGAAAAAATAACTAGACCAGATGAGTCTCGTATAGCATAACTAGCCTATTTGTTGCCTCAAAGGCATTGAGGTTATGCTCATCTTTTGTACCAATATTTTCATTGTACCGGACAAGTAGTCTCGCTATCTTGTTCCTATTAAATTTATGCGAGAAGTTTGCCAGAATATTTGAATTGACAACCCCCTTTGGGGGTTCTCCTCTTTGTTCCGACTCGCTTTGCGAGTGTCTAATTCAAATTATTCTGGACAATCTATCTCGCAATTTAATATTAACAATATAGGAGACTACTATGTCTGTACAACAAAAATATACAAAAGATAAGATAACCTCAATTGAGGCACAAATAGGAAGTTATGGTAATACTCGTCTATCTGGTTCTAGTAATTTTTTAACAGAGGCTGATGAGAAAGCGTACGAAGTTGGTATGATTGTTAAAGATGAGTGCCAATCTGTAATCACTCGTTATTACAATTCAATACAACAACTTGATAAAGCTCATCAAATTCTTGCAGAGATGAGACAAAAACGAGACCTAACAGGTTCTAATTCAGTATTCACTCAATCAGAACTAGAGTCTATGTCTAAAGCAAGACAAACTATAGATGGACTTCCATCATTCATAGAGAGAATCAAATGGAAAGTGGATGCAAATCTTGACATATTTGAATCTTTCAACGAGCAGTACAAAACAAAAAATGTGTCTATTGAGGCATACATTCCTAAAGCTAGAATGTCGTCTCAAACCTTTGGAAAGAATCTAAACATTGATGCATTGTTAGCTGAGTAATCTAATACGAGTTAGCCTTCTCGACAAAAAGGCATTTATTTTTGTTCATAAATTTCTTGCTATGCCTCATTAAAATCAAGACCGAAGGTCAAAAGAATAAAAAAGGGTATACAAGTTTTTTCTTTTTTTTCTCTCCTCTTGGGCGAGAGAGAAAAAAAAACCAAAAACTTTCTAGAGAGGGTAAAGCAATGGCAAATTACAGTTTAGTTTTAGAAGATAATGGTATAATAGGTTTTTATCCTATTAGAAATGCTGGAGAAGTAAAATCAAATGAAGATGTAGAAAGACTGTTTGATGAAGCTATGAGAAACAGCAATAATTATAAGACAAGAGAAGTCTGGGATCGACCAGCATTAATTGGAATTGTTAAGGGTATTGTAAATTGGTATGACGCAAGATTGGGAAATGATATGGAATACACAAAACAAAAATACGCAAGTAGATAAAAACTGCATTATAACTATTGCAATCATAGAACAGATGTTATACAATATATAGAACAGAATTACTGAGCGTGGGTTTGAATCCCACTAGGTATAGGTGCAAAAGTGTAGGCCTTAGAAAGAAACAACCGACTTTTGCACCGCCCTCATAAATCTGGGGTGTACGATGTCCGAATGTGAAAGCATATCGGTTATATCTGCCAGAGTGAGGCATAGATACATAGGTGATGGATAGCTGTTGTCGCTACACGAAGCCTATGTATCGCTCTTATTAAATAGAATTACTAAGCAAGGTTTGATTCCTGCTAAGTATAGGTACATAAATAGTTTGCACCGGTAGCCTTACTAGAGAAATCCTGTTTATGTACCGCCTTTAGACTATAGCGAAGTCTTTAAACCGCTTAAGATAGGTATCGCAATGAGATACATCCTGGCAAATGCTACCTGAGTAGTGCGACTAAGTTTATACCAGGTAACCAGCGAATTAGTTGGGGATTGATGGAAAAATGTATTGGAGATAAAAGCCTATCCTATTGTAGTATGGTACTAACCAAAATAAAACCTCGCAATAGGTTCTCCTGTTATAAGTCCAATGAGCATACAGGTTAGGGGGGAAGGGTTAGCGAAGGTTAAGTTCCCAGTCAGACGCCATACTATTTTTTTTAAGGAGGTATAAATGGAACAATTATTATTAATCATAGCTTTAATAGTATTGTTTTGTGTTGCAGTTAAATCATAAACAAGTGAGGTGTAGTCATGTCGTATAGTTTTATTACAAAAGAAATAGAGAAACAATTACTTTATAACCACAAGAACACAGACTTTGCTACAGAAAGTATTAGCAAAGAACCTGTTGTTGTTAAATATTTTAATCCATATGGAGCTGGTGATTGGTGGGCATACAGTATGGATAACAATGGATATATGTTTGGTATCGCAGATATATTCACACCAGAGTATGGTCTGTTTCACATATCAGAATTACAAGACAATGGTATTGAAAGAGATATGCATTATACAGGACCAGACACATTTGAAGAAGTAATGATACAACAAAAGGGGAGATAGTAATGAGTAAAGTAATAAGCAATAAACCAGACAAACTAGTTAGTATTAATGGTAAGTCTGTAGATGATAAATGGTATAGGTATACAGTAAGAAGAACCAGGACAGAAGTAACTGAATGGGAAATAGAATCTACAAAAGAACTTAATAAAGGTTTCTTAGTACATACCGCTCTATGGCGTGAAGAAACAGGTGGCAACAAATCATTTCCATATGGTTTAACTGAATACAAAGACTTTGCTGTAGATGTAGGACATGGCACACCATTGGTTAACCATGACACAACAGAATGGACATACAAACTGGAGGAAAATGATGAGTAATGATTCAGCAATGCAAGACTTAGATAGATATATGGACAACATAGATCAGCAAGAAGCTGAGCTTAATCAAGAACGAAGAGAAGCAGAAGAGACAGCCTGGAGTATACATGAGTTTATAGACTCAGCACCAAGATTATTATCTGATAATAAGGCAGATGATATGGAAGTTATTCATCGTACTGATGAACATATATTAACAATTAATATCTATATGACTGAGGTAGAATCAGAGGAATTCAAAGAATACATTAGACAATTTGGCAGTAAATTTGTACATCAAAATTATTGGGAGGAAAAAGAGTAAGAATGGAAGGATGGCAACGAAGATATAAACAACGAAAGGAAGATGCTTATCAAAAATATCTTGCTAAGTTATCAAAGGTAGAAAGACCAGACTATATTAGTCCTGGTATATTTAAACAAGTGGTATACAAAACAGCTATGCGTATGGCTGAAAAGTATATGACTTCATTACGAATGGGAGAACGCAATGTCTGAATTATGTTTAACAATGGAAGAACAAGTATGGTTGGTACAACTTATCAGTACCAATACAGAAACTGCTGCAAAGTTTATGGACAATCTCGATGAAAAAAATGTAACGGAATACGATCAAGAGTACATTGCTCTTATGACTGAGTGCTATCACGCATCTAAAAAATTAGGACAAGTGATAGAAAAAATTAAACACAACATAGAGAGGTATGAAAATGACAGAAATATATCTTAAAAAGTTTGAAGATAGACCAGACTATTGGGAAGGTAGGTATGAAAGTACATTACATACACTAAACACATTGGTTGAGATTGGTGTTAATTTAGATACAAGTGAATTGTTTAATGTAGATGATGCAGTCAAACAAAATCATTTGGAAACTATTGCTATGATAGCAACTGAATATGAGTGGGAACAAAATGCTAAATGATTTTTGTAAAAAGCTAGAAATATTTCTAGTCTGGTTGGTGCTACCTGCTGTTGTGGTATGCACTATAATATTAATGTTAGAACTTGTAGCGAGGATACTACTATGAAAGTAAAGGCAAATGATGTAAATCGATTACTTGATGAAATTGATATACTTCAAAAAGATGTTAAGAAATACAAAGACTTACATAAACAAAATGATATATTTATGAACTTTGTTACTGACTATGCAATAGCTCAAAAGAAATTGCATAAATACAATCATGATCATTGTGTTAAACAAGTCATTGATTCAATACCTCATGATGAATTACTTAATGTATCAGCAGCATTTGAAGCAAGGCTCAAAGAAAGATGTAAAGACAAAGAGCCTGGAACATTTGAATTGATAATGGAATCTTTAAACATAGACTCATCCATAAAAGGATAGGAGAAAATATGAAAGGTACAGGTCCAATACGCAAAGTAAATAAGTATGAGTTGGTAAGAAAACATTTACTAAAGCGTAAGAAGATTACTAGTTGGGAGGCGATAGAAAAATTTAGAGCAACCAGATTGTCAGATATTATTTGGAAGATGAGATGTCGTGGTTACTCTATTGCTAGTGAATGGGTAACTAACAAAGATGGTATGAGGTATACCGTCTATCATTTAATATGGAGTGAAGATGAATAAAGATAGACTAATGGAAAAAGTAGTAGAGCTTGAGACATCTCAATCAGTTATAGAGTTTCGTAACTGGTGTATAGATAATGATATGCAAATCTATAAAGAAATTGATAGTGCAATTATTGTTCAAGCTGCTGAATGTATACAAGATGAGGATCAATTTTTGAGGGATACAGAAGATGAAAGATAATATAGGTTGGTACTTAGCATTTATATTGTTAGGTATTGCTTGGTATGTGGTCATCAAGCAATGACATACAAGGAATTGGTATACGCTCTTATAGCCAAGAGAAAAAAATATAGAGTAGACACAATGGCAGTATCGCAAATGATTGGTGTAGCTGATAGTTCAGTAGGAGATTGGGAACGCTTTAAGAAATGTCCTAATGGTATGAATCTATTAGCGTGGGCTAACGCATTAGAGGTAGACATTGTAATTAAAGATTATGAAACCGAATGTCCAGTAGACTTTGAAGCATCAGAAGATGTGATAGCGTGGACACAACAACAGGATGTAGATTATGACAGAGAAAAAGAAAAGTTCATCGACTACTACACAGCAAAAGGTCGAACAGCAAACAACTGGGAAAGCATGTTCAAGCTTTGGGTACGAAGGTCAGTCGAGTTTAGGAGAGAGTCAAGTGGAGCATATCAAGCACATGATAAGACATCTCCCACCTTTGTTCGAGAACGCCGTAGACGAATCCTTGATATGTCAAATGTATCGAGTAAATTTCTTGAAAGAAAAAGTAAAGACAAGTGATTTAATTGCTGCATCAACCAAATGTAAAGAGCTATTAGAACCATGTAGATTATCAGATGTACAGGTTATGCTTGAAACTATATGCTCTACTTTTAGTTGCTCAGCACCAGAAGAGCTAGGCCTTAAAACATATTGGGAGTTACTCAAAAAATATCCAGGCGGATTATTTCCTTATGTAACTCTACACATATGTGCAACCTACAAGTATCCTAGATTGCCATTGCCTACTGAGTTTATTACTTACCTTGATAATGAGTTAGAAAAATGTCAGCGATTTGTCCACGACCTTGATAACTCAGCAGCTTGGGCTTTACAATTAGAACAAACATCATATAAAATACCATCATGAGTGTAGTCAAATATATAGATATAGACCGACATAAAGGTTTGGGTGGATCAGATTCACATGCATTAATGCAGACGAATGTTACACCAATCCATGAGCTATGGGAGTTAAAGACTCAACGTAAGCCTGGACCAGACCTATCAAATGTATTGCCAGTACAAATAGGTACATTGACTGAGGAGTTTAATCTAAAGTGGTTTACCAAACAAACTGGTATTTACACCGAGACTTATCCTATGGAATTTATTATGGAAGAGTTTCGTATGGCACACTTTGATGGCTGGTGTCCAACTGAACGAGCTATCATAGAGTGTAAGCACACTAACCATTACAATAAGTTAGAGCATGTAAAGGTTAGATACTATGCGCAGATCCAACACTACTTAATGTTAGCACAGCTTGATGTGTGCTACTTATCAGTACTGTTTGGTAATGCCAGATGGGAATATTGTGCTATCCCATCACATAAAGAGTACCAAGATATCCTACACTATAGGCAAGAAAGGTTTTGGGATATGGTGGTAAAAGACAAAGAACCAACAGCAGCTAATACTGCATGGAGATTATATGAGTAAAATGAATATACCTGACGAAGCAGTCAAAATATTTAAAGAGTTAAACATAAATGGTAGTGAAGCCACTTGGGATTGTCATGGTACACCTGTTGTGTTGCACAAGTACATAGAAATTATTGGAGCTAAACTCAATGTTAGCATAGATAGTTTAGATGTAGTTGAGGCCAATGCAGAGAAAGGTATTGTAAGCATGAAGTGTGTAGCTTCTATCAAAGATAGACAAGTTATATCCTATGGCGAGTGTAGTCCTAAGAATAACAAGAACGCTTATCCATATGCAATGGCAGAGAAGAGAGCAGTTGATAGATGTATCTTAAAACTTGCTAACTTACATGGCTTTGTATATTCAGAGAATGAAATAGATGATAAAGAACCATCAAGTAAACCTAAGACAGCAGAGAAAAAAGTAATTGCTGCTGAACCTACTATACAAATGTTTATAACTGAGATGGATCATACACAATCATATACTGAGTTCAACAGTATAGTTAAGAAGTATCAAGGAGCTATGGTTATAGCTAAGAAAGAAAACCCAGAGCTGTATAAAGAAGCTAAGACTAAGTATGAATTAATTAAAGCAAATCACACAAGGAGCATAGGATAATGTATAACAAAATAACTTTGATAGGTAGACTAGGCAGAGATGCTGAGACTATGGAATCTAAAAATGGTAACAAGTATTGGAGATTTAGTATTGCTACTAATGAATGGATCTCTTCAAAGAATGAAGAAGAAACAACCTGGCATAATGTTACTTGCTTTAATGACTATGTTGGTAAACAACTAGAAGAAAAAGGTAAAGCAGGTACATTAGTTTATGTTGAAGGTAAGCAACAGTACAGTACTTACATGAATAAAAATGGTGAAGAAGTTACAGCAGGTAATGTAGTCATGGATAGATTTGGATCTGTTTGTAAAATTATGGAAAAAAGTCCATCAAAATCTAGTGGTAATGTTAACACTAGTGATGATGAATTTGACGATAAGATTCCATTCTAAGTAGGGATGGTAGTATGAAAGTAAAAGCAAGACAAAGAGATGTGTATTATTTTATAAAACATTTTATTGCTGCATATAAAACATCACCAACCTATAAAGAAATATGTACAGGGTGTAGGATAAAAAGTAAAAGCCATGCATATAGTTTAGTTAGTCATTTGATTGATGAAGGGTACATTGAGAAAGACAAGGATGTTAATCTCAACCGTCAGTTGAAACTAACTAAAAAAAGATATAGGATTATGGTATAAACTTCCTCGAGTTTATTCAAATGCTAGGTTAGTTTTTTACTTTTCATTGCCTAGTTTCCTGAGTTCCCCCTGAAAAGGGGGTTTTTTTTTGCATTTCTATTTAAACGCACATAAAGGTATCATATATAGCATATTGTATTTTTGGTATACGATTGGGTTAAGACATATTAAAACGGCTACATATGGGCTAAATACAAGCGTATAAATTAGGGTGTGTGTTCTAATTCTGAGCGAATGGCATCCATTCTTCTATTTGCTGGTCAGTTATGGTGTCATTGTAGGTTGAACATCCTGGAGTAGAATTAATTTGTTTGCCAACTAATATGATTCCAAGAAATAAAAGTAATACTATAAAGAAATCTTTCATCTATCGTCTCACCAATGAGCCACCAAAATATAATCCTATGATACTTGATACCACATGAGTATCTAATGGTGTGATTACTAGACCACCTAATGGTTTCCATAATGTCATGTCAGTACTGCTACTGAATATCCAGAATCCTTTGCTTACTGATTCGGTATAGCCAACAAAGATATTCATGTTTGGATCTATGAATGGCGCAAGTTTAGGTAACACAATAATTGCCATCACACACATCAAAGCAATGTACCGTCTAGTATTCTTGGTAAACTGATCAGTTACATTCCTGGCTTTATCAAATTGTTTAGATTGGAAGTTAGCTCTTTGCATTAACATCTTTTGTTGCTCGGCTCTATCTTTACTAGCTTGAGCCATAATACCTAAGACACCACCTAGTACAGTAGATGCTGCCATTGATAGTAGTTCCATTGGTATACCCATATTATTTACCTAAAGGGTTGTCGTTTAAAATGTCGTATACTTTATTAAATTCTTTTTCAGT